GCCGTCCGTGTCGCGGTAGGTGATCGACGTGAGCGAGTTGAACGGCGGGAAAGGCAGCGTCACCTCGTCAGAGGAGAAGCCGCGGAGGTGCTTGACCAGGCTGCGCGGCGACAGGTAGCGCCGCGTGTGCCGCTCGATGAACGCCTGGGCGGCATCGAGGTAGAACGAGAGCACGGCATCGTCTGCGTCGAAGTCGACGCGGAGAATGGATTTCGCCAGATTGAGCGGGACGATAGCCATGCTTGAAAAAGGCCGGCGCGGGGCGCTGCCGTGCTACCCCGCGCCAGCCCGTCCGGGGGTCAGGTTGCCGAGCACTGGAGGGTGACGAACGCATCGTCAAGCGTGCGGAGCGCGTCCGTCCGCTTGACCACCACCATCTGCAACTGCCACGTGCTCGAGAGCGAGTACGGGTCCACCACGACCTCGGTCGCGCCGCGATCGAAGATCTCGTAGTAGTTGAAGTTGCCGTAGACCGCCACGTACTTGTTGGCGGCGAGGGCATCGACGTACTCGCTGATGTAGTACGGCACGCCCATGATGGTGCCCGGCGCGCCGCCGGCCATCAGGGTGTTCACGTCGGACGCGAGCCAGATGTAGTTGTTGTTCGCGTCCTTGATCTTCCGCATGTTCTTCACCACCTCGTCGGAGGTGAGGATCACGGCGCCGGCGCGGTACTGGACCGGCAGCTTGTACACCCAGTCGATCACGTTGTCGGCGCTGGTGATCGAGGTGGTCTGGCCGGTCGAGAGGGTCTGCTTGTTGCCGGCGCCGGTGAGCCCGGCGATGACGCCCTGCGGCTGACCGCTGTCGGTGCCGTCCCAGAAGTGCTCGTCCTGGGCGCGGGCGATCGCCTCGGCAGACGTGCGGATCACGTACTCCTCGAGGTTGATGCCGCTGTCCGAGATGAGCTCGCGGCTCGCGATGACGCGCGTCGCGTACTTGTACGAGTCCACGGTGAGCTGCGTGAAGGTCGCGTCCGACGCGGTGATGGACGAGCCCTCGCCGATGATCGCCGCGGTCGGGATCGCGTTCTGAATCGGGATCTTGCGATCGTCCGGGGTGACGGTGGTGCGACCGAGCTGCCGCACGATCGAGCCCTGGCGGAGCTTCTCAACGATGCGGGCCTCCACCGTCTCGGGGACGGTGTACCCGCCGTTGGCCGCGGTGCCGTAGGACATCACGCGGAGCTCGGTGTTGTCGCCGCTGCGGAGGTAGCTGCGGAACGCCTGCTGGTACTCCGATCCGGAGTTGAACCCGAAGTACGGGTCTGTCGCGGATCGGGCCAGGTGCGCGGCGGCGATCATCGAGCCCACGGGCTTCTCGAGCTCGCGAGCAGCCTTGTCCACCGCCTCGCGCCGCTTGTCGGTGCGCATCCGCGCGTCGATGGCGTCGGCGTCGGCCATCAGCCGGTCGAACTTCTGCTCGTCCTCGGAGGTGAGGGCGCGCCCTTCCTCAGTCTCGTCGAGCAGCTTCTGCGCCGCCAAGATCAGGCTGGCACGCTGCTCAAGCAGCTCCTTCGTAGTCATGTCGAACTCCGTCGTGCCAGCTCCAGCCGGCGTTGGTGCCATGCGGCTCCGCCACCGTGGCGGAGGGCGCTGTTGGTGTCTGGGTATGCGGCCTCCGGCACCACGCTGATCTCGACGAGATCGACGCGGACGAGCGTGCGGGTCCGCTGCTCCCAGCGGTCCTCGAGCACGCGGAAGCCAAACGACATCTGGCCCTCGAGCACGCCGCGGTCCATCAGCTCGCGGATGTCGTTGCCGCGCGTGGTGTTCGGCAGCTCCATCGAGAACCGCAGGCCCACCTGGTCCTCGACCAAGCTGAGCGTGTCGGGGTGACGGGCGAGCACCTCGCCGGCGTTGTGGTTCCACAACGCCCAAGTGCCGCCCCGCTTGAGGCTGTCGGCGAAGGCGCCTCGCTCGACGTACTCGGTGAACTCGCGTCCACGTGCGTCAAGCAGCGGCAGGCTTGCGCGGTTGAACACGCTCGCGTAGCCCGAGAGCGTGCGGCCCTCGGCGGTCGGGACGAAGCCGCGGCGGATCTCAAGCATCGGGCTCTTCCTCCGCCGGCGGCGCCGGCGTCTGCGCCGGTGCGGTCAGGGTGTTCGCGGGAGTAAGGGGCTCGTCCAGGCCGGGCAGCGTCGGCAAACCGAGACGCTGGCGGGCCTCATTTCGTGTGAGGAGCCCCGCTTCGACAGCGGAGCGGAGTGACGCCACCTGATCACTGAACGAGCCTTTCAGCAGGTCCTTGGTGTCCCACGCGAGCACCTGCCCAGGGGCGAGCAGCTTGCGTCGAACTTCCTCGGACCACACCGCGGTCCAGTGTGCGAGGCATCCATCCCAGTACGTCCTGGTCAACTCGACAATCGAGGCGAACGTGCTGCGCGAGTGCTCCGACAGGTAGACCACGGGCACACCAAACAGGCGAGAGACTTCCTGCACGGAGAAGTCGCGAGCCTGCATGAACATCTGGTCCTCGAGCGACTGGTTGAGCCGCTCGACGCGCATTCCCTCGCCGAGCACCAGCGGCCTGCCGGCGTTCTCGCTGCCGGCGTGCTTCGCCTGGTACGAGTCGGAGATCGTCTGGATGGCCGCCGGCGAGAGCGGGCCCGGATGCACCAGGGCGAGCTTGGGCACGCCCGCCTGTGCGTAGAGCCTGCCGGCGGTCCGGTCCATCGCACGCATGAGGCCGAGCGCCTCGCGCGAGCGTCGGATCGGCGATTCGCCCCACAGCCCGTCGAGGCCTGGCGCCTTGATGTGCAGGATGTCCTCGGGCTCGATCTGGCCGAGCACGTTGTGCGTGTAGTAGATCCCCATCTGCGGGGACGTGTGCATGCTCACGTCGCCCGGCAGCAGCGGCACCAGCTCCATCACCTCGCCGCGCCCGTTGCGGACGATCGAGGCGAAGCTGTTGCCGTAGCGGAGCGCCTGCGACGTGAGCGTGCGCCTGAACTCGAAGCCGCCCATGTAGCGGTTCGGGTCCATGCCGATCAGGTCGGCGGCGGTGCTCTCGACCTCGAGCAAGTCGCCGTCCGAGTCCACCGTGGCGGCGAACACGGGCAGCCGCCCGATGTCGTTCGAGATCATGGAAACGGCGCGGTAGACGGGAACGATGCCAAGTGCACCGTCCTCGCTGACGCGCTCGCCCGACGCGGCGGGCTCGCCCATCAGGAACAGGTTCGACTCGCTGACGGTCTTGAGCCCGAAGGCTCGCGTCAGCAGCGTCCCAAGTCGCCCCAAGAGGGCGTCCGATCTACGGCAGCGTCACCCGGTATTTTACCACATGCGCCGTTAGATTCGCCAGTTGTCGCAAACTGTCGCTTTGCCGGCTGTCAAGCGCGGCTAAGCGCCACAGTCGCCGGCGTGCAGGCGCTTAGCCCACCCCAGTGCCGTCCTCGTACATGCTCGGCGGGGCGCCTTGGTCGAGCGACCAGGCGTGCACCGCCATGATCGCGGCCACCAGAGGGTCGATCAGCCCGCGGGAGTGCGCCTTGGTCGGCCTCACGTTGCCGGCGTCATCCACCTTCGCCTGGGCGTTCGCACAGGCCGACCGCAGGATCGGGTCGCCAGAGTGCCGGACCTTGCGGCCCACCCAGAGGTTCTGCCATGTCTGGGACGCCGGCGCCATCATCGAGAGCGACTGCGAATGCTCCGCGACCGGCAGGCCCTCGGCCTTGAGCGACTCGTTGAAGTAGGCGGCCATCCAGGGGTCCACGGCGATCCGCTTGACCTGGTACCGCTTGGACAGCTGGAGGATCTCGGCGCGGATGTCGGACCAGTTGATCTCCCGGCCAGGCGTGAGGGTCATCCGGCCCTCGGACGCCCAGCGGCGGAACGGCAGCTGGTAGGTGATCTCCCGCTCTTGGGCGTGCAGCTCTGGGTACCAGTACCGCCCCATCAGGTGCACGGTGCCGCCGGCACCAGGGCGGCAGATGATCACCGCGCTCATGTCCATCGACTTCGACAGGTCCACGCCCATCCAGACCTCGCTGCCCTCGGCGATCTCCGCCGGCTCGGTCACCGAGTCCCAGTGCGTCATGTCGAGCCACTTGCCGAGGTAGTCGATCGGCCTGGCGAGGTGGAACCGGGTGAACTCGAGGCGGCTGATCGGGGTCAGCTGCATGCTCTCCCACTGCGTCTCGAGCACCTTGATCGTCAGGGCCGAGCCGAGCGACGGGTTGGCCTTCGGCCAGCAGGTGCGGTCCTCGGCTGAGTCCTCCTCG